CAGTTTTTTCGTTGCTAAACATAAAGTTGGATGGTAAGCAACCTGCTTCGACTGCCATTACCACAAATAACATCAGCGACCAGTCCGTAAAATATGCAACCAGTGCTGGTAGTGCTAAAAAATTTGGTGGATTTACTGCTGATTTAGGCACTAACAATATTTCAGATACATGGGTGCCTGTGATTAGTAATGGTAAATTTCAACATAGAATAATCCCTACGATATACAATTCAACAAATCCGACATTCCCCGGAGATACTTACTTTAATGGGCAATTACAGGTCAGCCGTAATGTCTTTGACTATTTTCATCTGTACTTCCTCACTAACAATATCCCAGTATTTCATACACAGTGTGTAGATAATAATCACCAATATACCATAGGAAGTAAGATGGGATATGGGTTAGTTTCTGAATGGGGGGACCTTGTTTTTTATGCATTAAACACAGGTATTTTTGCATTTCACGGCTCTGGAATCTATACGGGAACTTGGTCTGCGGCATCTTCAAAAAAATATAAACAAAACATCAAGGACTTAAAGCAAGAAGATACTCTGAAACTACTAGAATTAAGACCCGTTGAATTTGATTATATAAACAGTGGTATTCATTCCCACGGGCTTATCGCAGAAGAAGTCTCTGAAATAATGCCCGATATGGTTATATATAACAATGAAAACGAACCTGAATCTATTGATTATCCACAGTTTGTATCGCATCTTATTAAACTTTGTCAGATTCAGCAAGAACAAATTGATAAATTGACAAAGAGAGTGGAAGATTTAGAGGTTAAGTTGGACAAGTAGTTACCATTAGATTTCAGCAACATCTTAATTTTATGTACTTATCAGAAAAAATAAAGCAATGCTCGCGGTAGCACTTCGATTTGATGAGCATCTGATTACATTACCCTGCACAGATGCCTAGATATCGTTTGCTTGATAATCTGAAAATGAAATTGGGACAGGAACAATACCAATGCATTTTGCGGGAACCGTCACTGTTGCTGATCCAATATATTTGTCAATAATGCTATCCTTGCTAGACATTTTAATATTTATTATGGATGTTGTTATTTTAACAGCAATAGACTTCAATTTGGCTATTTTCGAGTCAGCGGATTCCAATATTTGGCACACATAGTCTTATACGATCATACTCCATTCAGTCCATGATGTTCCATCATTCGTTGATCTATAAAATAAGTGTTTATTGACAGCATCCATAAAAAGTTGAAATATGTATGAACTATTATCTCCAAGTACAACGAGCACTCCGTAATTTCCAGTCTTACCTGTCCATGTTGTACTGTAATATATTCCATTTTTTTTAATTATATCTGCGGAAGTATTATATTGTGGATGAACTGTAAACAGGTTTTTATTTACATCTTCCATCTTTATGTTTTGTAATGAAAAAGAGAGAGCCGAAACTCTCTCTCATAATTTTATACAAAGCACAAATACAATCCATCAATAGGTTTGCCATAGGTACCGGCATAACCATCTTGTTTCTTTCCCTCTGGGGAAATTCCTGTCTCGTTATCATACTGCCACGAATAAAAGTTGCTGTTCTTGTCAACTGATACGCTGTACTTTGCTTTTTTATAGCCTCCGATTGCTTTTCGTAGAGCATCCGGTGTGACGTAATACATCATAACTGAATCAATTTCATTTACAAGATCTCCGGCAAAGCCATTTTTTCTATCATTGATATCATAACCCGTAACAACTGAGTACCAGCCTTTACCTCTGACATGTGCCTGCACACGCATCTGACCTTGTGATGCTTTGGCCATAATGCCGACTATAATTTTCTTTTCATTGAGTCCTGCATAATCCTCCAGGTTCTTAACTTCTGGAAGCCACGATACCTTTCCAGTTGCTTTGTCCTTTACCGCAACGCGATAAAAAGCATCTACTGATGTGTTCATCGCCGGCAACACTTCCGGTGGTTGCAGCACCGGCGCAACTGATGGCAATTCAAAATAGCATTCGTTCACATCTACTGAACCGGCTATTCCCGGAATACTTCCACGACTGGAATACTGCCACATATCTACCTTTTCCAAGGCTGGTTGATCATGCGCCGTTCCATCGTTTACTCCGTACTTAGCCGCCCATATCAAATAGCCTTTCACCATATCATAATGAAGTCTTGTTTTAAACCAACTTTCAGACGCATAAACTCCCGCCTGCAATCCATGTGAACGCACCTGTTCACAAAATGCTCTTACGATTGCTGTTCTCTGATCCTGTGATAATCCATCTGCACGTACATCCCTTGCAGTACCGTCTCCATCCTCTGAATCAATAAAGATTGGAAGTGTTGCTCCTAATGCTGCTGCCATCCATACTGCATAATCTGCTTCCTCTCTCGCTTCATCTTCCGTGATTGCCTGCGACATAAAGTACACTCCAAATGAAAGACCTGCCGCCTTACACTGTTCGGCATGCATGCGATACTTATTGTCCTCGGAAATCACACCCACCACATATCCTCTGTAGCCGACTCTGATAAATGCACCGGACACATTTTGCGCCACTGCATTCCAGTCGGTCACAGTATTATATTTTGATAAATCAATTACTCTCATCCTATTGTTCCTCCTGTTTACTATTCTCATTACACTCAACTTCTGGAATACCGACAATCGACGTTAGGATCGATACAATACCTGCCAAAGCCGCTGTGCCGACTACTGTCTTCCAATCAACCTGTGAAATAGTTGCCGCCGCCGGTAAAAGCGCAAGCGCCGTCTGCGCCATTGTCTTGGTCGCTCTTACTCCTGCTGCGACAAGCCACTGCTTTGTGTTGACTGATGCTTTAAATACACAATTCTTCATGTTCCTCACTCCTTTCTCATCCGTTTATTCCGATATATGCTAGAACTGCACCAACGAAAGCGGCTACGACCAGTTGCATTACATATGTAAGGATACTGTCTACCTTTTTAGCCTTGTCCTTTGCCGGCGCCTGCTCCAACTCAATCAACTTATTGGCAATCTGATCCTGCTTGGAACGATAGTCGATTTGCTCTTTTGCCATCTGCTCAACCGACATAGCCAACTTTTGAACTGATAAAGTCAGTTTTTCGATGCGATCCGTCTTTTCTTCCAGATCCCCGATACGATGGTTGGAAACCTTGATCTTTTCTTCCAGAACAGACACTCTTGCTGTTAGTTCTTCTGCCATATGAATTCTCCTTTCGTAAAATCTTATCTATCAGTTCAATCCTATTAGAATTAGGTAATTATTTTTTCATCGACTGCACTCTCCCGCTTCACTAAACATAAAGTTGGATGGTAAGCAACCTGCTTCGACTGCAATTACAACCTCGAACATCAGTGACCAGTCTGTAAAATATGCAACCAGTGCTGGTAGTTCCAATTCCGCTGGAATTGCAGATAAAACAACTGCCATATACAATGGAAACCCTAGTCCCATCTGTCCATCCTTGTCGAACTCGCAGGTTCAGTTTTTATGGAACACAAACGTAATGAGAGTAGATGTATATGTTGATAAAACGTACATTGGACATATCGTGACAAATTAAGCGAGTTAGGCTCTGCTTATTGCAATGTATGAGGTTATTATATTCCCATCTGCATACCACTTGATTATTAGGCGTTCTGGATTATTTGCCACATACAGTTGAGTAATAGGATACATTCCCCCACCTTGCGGAGTAGAAACAACTAAAGGAACGATTGTGCCATCTACATTTACACTCGGTCGGTTTAAAAATCTTGAGTTGTTTTGCGTACCTTTTAAATAGGTTGAAGCAATGTTGGCTCCATTTCCATCTTGATATGCTTTTGTTGCGGCAGATGCACTACCAGCACTGGTTGCATATTTTACGGACTGGTCGCTGATGTTATTTGTGGTAATGGCAGTCGAAGCAGGTTGCTTACCATCCAACTTTATGTTTAGTGCATCAAACTCATTTGCCACACGATCTTCCAGATCATTCATGTTGGCTGCCGAAAAAGCATCGCCCTCTTGTGAAATTGCCCCTTCTTCTCGTGAGACGGTAACAATTTCATCTGTTCCGTCTGACTTTTTCAGCCGTCTTCTTGTCGGGTACTCTGCAATTCTGTCTAACCATGTCTTTTTACTAAATGCCATAATTTCATCCTCCTATAAAAGTAAATTAGTATCATCACCGGCACATAAGCCTTCTCCGGCATAATATGTGAAGTTTGAGTTATACACCTCATACACATCATGGAGTATCTTCTCCAGATCATTGACCTTCTGATATGTGTTGATGGGTTGCGGTGGTACTTCTGGTGTCTCGGTAAAACGATAGCCGACATCTCTTAATGCCTGCACATTTTTCCGCAAATTCTCAAAGTATTCTCGATCAGGATGCTTTGGCAGGTTATCCCGATAAGTAACCAGTGAAACATTGAGAAGTTGTGCCAATACAAAGCAATTATTCTCGTTTCTTTTCACATCAGATAAATTAAAGGCTCCCTTTAGCCCACCAAGCCACTCCTGCTTTTGCTCATCTGATAAATTCTGCCAGCCGATCATCCGCAACTCTTTGACATAAGCAACATCTTCTGCTGTCCGGTCATATACGAATTGAGGCAAAATATACTCGATTGTATTGTTATACTCACTCTTATTGCCAGCCTCGTCATACATCTCCAGATAAATGCGATACAGATTATCGGGATCAGCGTCCACCGTTGCTCTCCACCGGATCGGGTATGCTTCATCTTGAACAAAGACTGTCTCTACATCATTTACTGTACCAGCAACATAGGCAATGTCGGTTGGCAACTCAAAGGTAATAGACTGTGTCATCAACTCACCTCTACTGTTATTGCTACGCTTGCACTGGTATTTGCCGGATTTGGTGTAAGTACAATACTATTAAGTTGTGGTACTGTCGTGTCCAATTTTACAGACAAGGTAATACTGCTCGTCTGTCCGGCTCCATCTTTCGCCGTCACAACGATACTATTTGTCCCCTCTACCAGCGTAACGTCTTTACTAAAACTTCCGTCTGATCCTACAGATACCGTTCCAAGGCTTGTTCCATTCAATGTCACTGTTAAGTTGATCGGACTTGATGTTGCATCATTTGTCACACCCTTAATGGTCAATGCCGCCTTATTGGTAATCAATCCAGCCGATGGGGATGATACTGTAAGCTTCGGCGGCACTGTATCAATCGTATATGTGGATGATACAGCCGTTGCAGCATTACCATCATTGTCTGATGCATTGATCGTAATGCTATGGCTGCCATCCTTTAATGCCGACTGTGGTGTAAAGGTAAACTGATAGCCATTGGTAATACCTTTACTTACCATGCCCGTACTGGTTGATGTGTAAGTTGTACTATCAATCTTCAACTTCACGGTGGACAGATTGACACCACTGCCCCCAGCCTCATCCACCACCTTAAATACAATAGGCTGCTTATTGTTCGTCACATAAGCCCCCTTGGATGGAGACACCAATGTAATCGTCGGCTTCATCGTCTCTTTGACAACCAAGCGCAGTGCCTTACCTAATGTCGCATCCGTAGCATCCTTAGTTACCACTGTGCCTGCATCATTGGTCACTTCAATCTTGATCGGATAATATTTATTTGCCAGATTGTAGGATGTTGTGGATGGTGCAGTTATCGTACCGGTCCATTTACCATTACTGAGTGATAAATTTGTCCACACACCATCAATCTGTACTCTCACTTTTACAATCGCCATTAGATCACTCCTATCTCCTGCCCGGCAATCAACTCATGATTGCTGCTTTTCGCATACTTTGTTTCTGCATAATATGTCTCTATTTCATCCGCCACGATCGTAACCGTTACCTTGGTCTTGGTATTTACTTTCTGGCTGGATAATTTTGCGCTATATATAATTGGTCTAATCTCCATCAGATAATCACATCCTCTCCGGCATACAACTCCTGTCCGGCATAATACAGGTCCGTTATCAGGGCTGAATATCCACGGCAAGTCGCCGTACCAATAAATCCACCTGTCAGATCTATACTCTGGCTCTCGATCAGCGACGTTGCTATATTGCCAAACATGGAATGGATATTTGCCCACTTGCCGGCTTGCTCCAAATCCACCAGATACCTCATACTCACTTTCTTTCGCAAAGCATAGTAATTAAGCAACCGCTCTGCATGTTCCTGCATGAGATCTGCACTGTATAGGGTACTTCCGGTAAATGACTTAATATTTTCTACCTCGCCAGCCTCTATACGCTCCACATTTTTCTGATATGAAAAGGTAGATCCTGCATATTTTCTGCCTGTGATCGTACACTGGCCTGCATTTGCCATATCAATAATCAGATAATTTGTCTTGACCTCAAGTACCTCTCCCGCTGATACGGCTATGGACTCCGGCTGATATGGATCTGAAAATGTGATCTTTGTTTCTCCGGCTGGAAGTACATCTTTATATATTTCAGATGCGCTTTGCTCCAAGGTGTATTTGGTGTATTCCACAGACACACCCGAAACATATTCATCTAATGATATAATTGTACCCCCATTGAACTTACGATTTGTGCCAACTTCTGCACTCACATAACGATCCGGATAAAACACGCGAATGGTATCACTACGGCTATCATCTGCCACTGCTCCACATGCAAAACAAACCCTCTGTAATGCCTCTCTGCACTTCTGTATGCCCAGAAAACCACTCAAACGCACATCTCCAACTTCTTTAGCAATGACATACTTTGTAATGCCTGCCGCTGCAAAAATCGTCTTTAGAATGCTCTCCGCTCGCTCATTCTCGTAGATCCTGCCATCATAAAAGGTGTACTTATCCATCAAGCCAATACTGTCAACCAACTCAAACTTGGAAATATTTCCGGAAAACGAAAAGTCATTGATGTAAAAAGTCCCCATCGGTCGGACACTCTCGTCTTTATATTCTGACAATGTAACCTCTTGGTTTTTTTGCACGGATTTCCATGCTCCATTTTCGTTGCCCACATCAAAATCATTATTGACATCCACAATGGAGACATCTGCCTCGTTGATTGACAGTGTAGCAGATGTCAGATCTATATCCTCCTGCACGGTAGCAGTCTGGATCATATCCCTATCCCAGACAATATAGCGACCATACAAAATGTACTGTAATTTGATATAGGTCTCTGGGAATGTCGTTCGTATAAATTCGATCTCAATCTTCCCATAGTTCTGTACCTGATGCTTACATACGAAAATAAGACTATCCGGATAAAAAGTCTTAGCATCCAACTTAATGCCATCCAGCGTGTACCAGATAACTTGCATTTCTGCCGGGTATGTATCTTCAAAATAAAAAGTAAGCCCAGACGAAGAGTGTTGCTTTGTAAAGTGGATGCTCACTTTGGGGTTGACCTCAAAAGAGCAATCTTTCTTGGAAAGATTTTCATTCCAAAAGGCTATATCCTCCGGCTCATCCAACAGTCTTTTACTAGCATCCAGAACAAACTGATTTAACTCCAATGTTCCATAATCCGCCTGTGCTAGTTGCTCTTTGAAATTGGAAACATTGCCGATGCTCTGGTTGTCCTCTGTAGATACCTCGGCATCTGACAATGCTGTTACATCTGTAAATTTCATCTCAACCTTGCAATATGTTCCCATCCTAACCTCTCTTAGTTGGCTTTTTACTCGTCATTTTCCATGTAAGCCCCTGATATTGCGCTCCCCGGTCAAATACCTTTTCGACCTCATCCGAAATGGATGAGAAATATCCATAGAAATCAAACTGCTTGCCAGCATCCGGCAGGAAAACATGGTGGTATCTGTTTTCGCAGTCCGTAATATGCTCAATCAATGCATCATACGTCTCGGGATCATCAATGGTTCCCACCTCGATCGTATAATTCTTATATAAACCGATGGTTTCTATCTGGATATCTCCGTCCTCGGTACGTTCTGCAAACTTTTCCAGAAAATCCAATGTCCTCTTGATAGATACCAATGGCACCTGGTATGTCGTGCCATCGATAATCAACCCCTGTGTATATTTAGCCGTCATATGTTCATCTCCTAACCCGATACCACGGTCACACCAAGACGCTGTTGCTCTGCCTGGATGTATGGAAGTTGCGCTCTGGCAACTTGCTTACCATTCATTTCCAGGATCAAGGTGCTTGGTGTATGTCCGGTTGGCATCTTACTTGCTATCTTATATGCCAGATCATCCATCCACTCGGTATGGTTTTCCAGTGGAAGTACCATCTCGCGTCCGGCTTCTCCAATATTTGCATACGTCGAACCTACTGCAATGCCACCATATCCCAGACGCGGTACATTAACTGCATGCACATGGGCAATATTAAAGCCAAAGTTCTTGCCACCGATCTTCGGCACCCAGTCCGGGATATTGAAATGCAATCCGTTAAAGGAATCGATGATCGTATTGGCTGCATTCACAACACCGTTTGCCATAACCTCAACACCGCCAAGAATGGCATTGATGATCACCTTAATGACAAGCCATGTTCCTTGGAATATTTCCGCCATTCCCTGGCATACTTTTCGCCAGTCTCCGTTGATAAGCCCTGTAATAACATCTATAAATCCTGTAAAAACTGCAATAATTCCTGTAATGATATCTGCAATGGCCTTCGCCATACCAAATACCAGAGATGTTACCGTCTGAATGATCGGTGCCACCGTAGGGATAATATATGCAATCAGAAAAGCAATAAACGGAACCAATACGTTTTTCCACAAGGCACTGATCAGATCGATAATACTTCCGATCAACTTCAAAAACTGTGCTACCATCGGCTGAATGTGCCCTGTAACCAGTTCCTCCCACTTCTTACCTATGGCATCCAGTATCGGCTTGATATAGGCATTCCAGAATGCCAGAAAGATGTTCTGGATGGCTGCAATGCCAGCCTTGATGTTGTCACCAAACGGCTTAAAGTGATCCTCCCATAGCGATTTCACTGTCTTCTTGACGTCATCCGACTTCTTGCCAAACAGGATCATGGCGGCTACGATCGCAACAATCGCTCCAACAACGACCGCCGCCGGTGCGCCAAATGCCATAAAGACTCCAGCCACAAGTCCGATCGCACTCACCAGTGCCAGTGCCACATTCTTTGCATTTGCGCCATGCTCCACAATATCTTTTAGTGCCAGCACCAGACCGGCAATAGATGCAATCATAATCACGATCCCTGCCGCTAACGGTCCGAACAGTGCAAGGACACCGCCTGCTGCAATCGATACACCTGTGATGTAACCAATCAATCCTTTCCAATCCACACCCTTTTCCCACATGTGAAAATAACTAACGACCGCAAGAGCCGCGCCGGCAATGATCGCGATTGTACCGGCGATACCTCCTAATAATGGGGACATTGCTTTCAGACCGGAAATCAGATCATATACTTTCCATGTCAGAAATGCCGCACCAATAGCAAGAACGATCGGCAACAATCCCTGCAATGCTTTTTTAACAGTATCGATCCACTTAAAGTCATCCTCGGTCAGTGCCACTTCTTCATACTCCGGGCTTGTACTGCCACTACTGCTTCCACCGCTACCAGATGTATCATTTTTCTGCAACACATTTAGATCATCAAATGCAGCCAAGGCTCCTGCCGCCTGCTTTGCAGCACTTGCCGTATCTTTCAGAGATCCGGCATAGTCTTTCTGCTGCTTCTTGGCTCTGGTCCATGTACTTTTGCCACTCACGGCAGATATAAACTTGTTGATCGCATTGATCGCGTTAGTAAGCCATCCACACAAAGTCACAATAGCCGGTGTCAGTGCCGAGACGATCGGTGCCGACAATGCCCCCAGTGATGCCTTTAATAGTTCTGTCGCACTCTGCATCTGCGACATCTTGGCATTAAAGTCACTGGAATACTTTGCCATATTCTGCACCCCTGTCTTGAATGCGGAAATCATGGCATTAAAACCCTTGGTGATCCAATTAAAAACAAGAAGTGACAGGATAATCCCCTTTAGTCGTGATAAGAGGGTGGAAAATAAACCAGATGTTTTCTTGGCAGCCTTAGAAACCTTAGATAACTGCTTTTCTGCCAGTTCATCATGCTTCTGCTGCAAGACATTCATCTGGTTATTGCAATCGCGAAGTTGATCTGCATACTTCTTGTACTTATCTGTCTCTTTCATATTCTGATAGGCAGTACCTTCCTGCACCATCTGGCTCAAATACTGCTCTGATGCCCTAATATCTGCACCAGTATCTTCTATCTTTCTCTGAATACTGTCCCATGTCGTACCTGATGTTTGCCCTTTTGCAATCATGTTGTCCTGACGTTCCAATAATTTATCAAATTCTGTGTTTGACTTATGTAATGCATCAGCAACATCTTTATATTCCTCCGTCGGCACCTTAGCCTGCTCCATCTTACGCATTACCGCTTCCAGATCCTGTGCTTTCCGGGCAGTCTTTTCCATACGATTTTCCAACTGCATCATCTGACTATTCACTTCTTTATTGTCAATTCTGGTTAAAATCCGAACCTCTCCATCATAGCCAGACATATCTCTTACCTCCTAAACTCTTTCAAGATCTCTTCTTCCTCGTCCTTTTGCTTTCGCATCTCCGCCATCATCTGATCGTATGCATCGATCTTTGATTTCTCTTCCTCTGTATATTCCCTTTCCACTTGCTGATCCAGATCATAGATACGTTTCGCGTTTTGGATGGCTTCCTTTTCCGCTTTTGACATATTGGCATCTATCTTCTTCTGCCGGATCTCGATCACCTGCATAAAGGAAGACATCTTATACGGCATATTCCACAAAAGCCCATTGAACTTCCACCAATGCATATCAGCAGTGGACAGATCAATATGATAGACCTGCAAGAAATCTGCATAAATGCGCCACTGGTCGATATCATAATCGACCAAGCGACGTGTATTCTTTGTTTTTCCCTCCCGGTCATGAAACCAGCCATTTAAGAACCACGTGATACATTCCTGAAGGTCATCCCCTTGCGGGGTATCTCTGAGTTCTCCATTTTCATCCTCAAAAAGCAGGCACTCGATCAAGTAGGATTTTTCCGCTTTGCTCAAATCGGGATCATACTCTAAGATATATACCTGCATACCCACACGAAAATCTGTATTCACTTCATACCCATTCCACTCACTAGGCAGTGGATCTAGCATGACGTTTATCATCGTCTGGCTCCTCTACGGCGGGTGTTGTACTTCTTTCTGCTCAACTCCAGTCTCTTGCCAAACAACTTATTCATCACTGGCACAATACCCTCAATAAAATCAACCAGTGCCATCTCATCCGGCACCGTATCTCCATAGATGGAATGCATTGTGTCTTGACCAAACAGGCTATCCAAAGTATCCATGATCTCTTTGATGTATTTCACGCGGATCTGGTTGATTTCTACAGCCTTTGGGATCTGTGCCATGACATCATCTGACTCCGCTACCTCTTCTGCTGCCGGATGCATCTTTTTGGCTTCCGCATCACATCTGGCTGAGATGTTATTTAGGTCATCAATGACCTTTGCAAACTTCTCGATCACCTCAGCATCCGCTACATTGATCCGCAGCACTGCAATCACTTCATCATCCTCATCTTTAATTGCGATTTTCTTAACCCCACTGTCTAATCTGATTTCTTCCATAATTACCATCCTTTCAGAAATAGGGCAGGACTGAAAGGAACCCGCCCTATTATGCTAATTATCCATTAACACCTATTTTGATTTCTGTGTGTTCACACTGGCGGCTTCTACCTTTTCTGCCCAGGTAAATGTTTCGCCAATGGTGATCGTTCCAAGTTGTACGTCACCATTTCCATTGATCTGAATCGTTGCCGTCAGATCGTCACCGCCTGCACCACCAACGGATGACGGACACACAGTTACCGGAACCTTGATACAATCTCCGCTCTTTCCGGTAAGATCCGACTTGAAAAATCTGTAATAGAATGTTTCGCAGTCGGTTCCTGTCGGGAATGTTTTCAACAGGTGGTTTGTAGCCTCCTGCACTTCGTCTGACAAGAAATCTCGCTCCGGTGACATGCTGAAAGCATATCCCTTTACGGAATTGCTGGAATTTTTCATATTGACATAATGTTTCTGCCCTGTGTCAGGTCCCCAATCCTCTGTGATTTCTGAATAACCCGTACCTAATTCCACGATCTTCGACTCCGAAAGCCCTAATAATGGTCCGATGTCTAGAAGTGAAACCATATTTGTTCTATCCATTTTTCTACCTCCTGTAACTGAATTTGAATTGCATATTTATTGCATATGCTGTGTTCTGCATATCCCGGCTATATCCTATAACCGGGCTTGTCCGCTTGATCGCCTCAAATGTGAAATGTTCATCCTGCATCATAAAATAATGTTGCTCCATCCACTTTGCCAGATCATCCAGCATATTCTGACACTCAATACTTCCCCGATTTGATGTCGGAGCACTCTTGAATGCTATCTGTAGTGGCATCTGCGCCACATATGAGCCATCAACATATCTCTTGATGTAATATGCCCCCTGCAAATGAAAAATCCCTATACCGGTCTGCTCTGCTATTCCATTCCATGTCACGGCATCTTCCTGTGACGGATCAACCAGATCACCATATCCCGGATATGCCTGCACCATGGATAGGATGCCTGCATAGGCATTTTCCGCATCTATGGTATCTAACGGTATCCTTTCCTCGCTCACTATTTACCTCCTACTTCAAAATGTGGCAGCACATCCTCGTACCTAACCACACTTGCCACCTTAAAGATGTTGTCGTACTGCTTGCGCATATACTCAAAGAAGTTTGCCTTATCTGTATCCTGTGATGTCGCATCACCCTCCACAAAGAAATCCTTTCCCTCTGTAAAGGTCATATACTCCTCTGGGTGCTCCTGCCTGGCATATACTAAAGGCGCAAGATACCGCTTTTGTAATACAGCATCATCCACATACAACTTGGCTGTATCGGCATCCGCCGTATTGCCTTGGCTTACATTGATGCCTTTTGTCACAACGAGATCAACACCGCTTAGGAGCGTTGGATACCAGCATTCTTTCGTGCCATCATAGAATCGATTAAACAAGGTCACTGTCTTGTTATCCCAGAACATCCTCTCACCCCCGCATATAAAAGCCCGGTACCGGACAAATGCTCACAGATGGTGTCATAGCACAATCGGCTCTGTGCCACCTTATCATTGAGTACCTTGTCGATCACAGTCTCCGTACTTCCAAAACTAACAGACCTACCACCAGAGGACATAGCGGTTACATTTCCGCCGTGCTCATCTTTCAGGTGTTTGGTCTTATAGTCGATTTCATAAAGCAGATCCGCCAGCGCACATGTGGCTTTCTGTATCTGCACATCATATAGCGCCAGCGTCTCTTCCGTGATGTTGCCATAGGTAAGACTATCTAACTTCTCTGATGCGCGATCATTCCATTTAGGAAAAGAGGATTCCGCAATAGAATCCCCATAGTATTTGTCTGTATAGAACTTATACTCTGTATATCCCATCTTGAAATCCTCTCTTTCTCTTAGCCTCTGGTCTTAATACGTGCAATGTTGATCGCCTTAAGTGGGAAATATTTGGCATTGTTGGAACTGTTGTTCCATGCAATCTCCCAGTTGTTGCCATCCTCCAACTGCTCGTCGGTCGGTGAAATGATACCGGCATTCTTAAAGGAAATACCATATGGAGCAAACACCTTACGCTGTCTGGAGTAAAGTGTTGACTCTCCACCATTTTTCGCTGGATCTCGATCCATCTCAGAAGGTTTCTTGGTACCACAGTTTGTGTACTCGATAGCACCTTGACCAAACACGTAAGTCGTGTACTCTGTGTATGCTTCGGAAACAAGTTCATAATAGTCCGATTCAGATGGATTTCCTGTTGGTGCTGCAACTACCGTGTGGTTCTTTGTGTAATACGTCTTCCCATCCACCACCTGTGTGTCTGTCGATTTTGCATACACTGCATCCACCTTCTCGGCAGGCATAGTATCATCAACAATCACCAGACGACCATTTAAGGTAGCAAGGTTGGTCGGTCTCTCAATCCCCTGTGGATCTGTGTATTTCAAATACTCTAACAACTGCAAGTTTTCCAAATGTGTAGCAACCAAAGAGTGCATGATTGCCATGGAAAACTTGGCTTTCTTGTCGCCAAGAGCCTTCTGCATACCATTGTTAAGGGTTGTTGCATCAAAATAGCCATCTGCTTCCCCGGAAACATCATAGGTATGCTCTTCCACGAACTTCTTGCCTTCGCCTTTGCTCATGCTAAACACACCTTTCATTTCAGAAAGGATAGTGTCCTGATCCACATCGTCCCAAAACTCTCCAACTTCGCCTGCACCAGCGGAATAGTCTTCCCCGGAAATATCAGAAGTAAAATCTTTTTCTGTCCATCCGTTTGCACGTCCTACAACAATACGTCCCATTGTGTAATTTCCGCGTCTGGTTGATCCGATGTCTGTATTGCCATCGTAATTAGAAGTTGTGCCTCCTAATCTTTCCTTGATGAGTGTAACCACATAGTTTCCACCCATCTGATCCGGGAGCATCTCTGCATATTCAGAATGTTCTACGATCGCTCCGGATTTCAAGAGTTCATTAAGTCTTAAATTTGGTGTATTGCGCACCGCCGCATCAAAGACCTCTCCGTTAAAATTGACCTCATCAAATAATGCCATCTGTTAGTTCTCCTTTCATTTCAGATATGGTGTGATATCCATATCCGGGTTCTGATTTTTCAGTTTCATAAGTTCAGCCATGGAGAATTTTGCCCCTCCCGGCTGGTCGATATTGGCACCACGAAGTGCAGCACGTTTCTTCTGCTGTGCCTCATAGTCCTTATCATCAATGAGGATGTCCGGCTTATATTTGCCGTCCTCTCCTTTGACAAGTCCATCAAACAGATCTGAAATACTCTTACCTCTGGCTTCGTCTGAATTTAACTTACTAACCAACTGCTCCTTAATAGCATTGGCAGTGATCTCATTCACAAAGTGCTTGTCCTTAAAGAAGTCAGCGGCCAGCCCTCCCAGCCTGTCCTTTTCATCCTTTTCAGCACGTTCCTTACGCTCTTTTTCCAAGGTCTCGGTCAATTCGTTGATCTTGGTATTGAGTGCGTCCGCATCTGGAGCATTGTCTTTCAAGGTTTGCAACTCCTTTTCCAGATTTGCCTGCTCCTTAATAAGAGTTTCTTTGTCATGTTCCAGAACATTGATCTTATCTGTCTTTTTCTCCACCTCCAAGGCAGATACAAACTCCCCCGGAAATGCCTTTTCGATTTCTTCTGTCACTTCCACTCCGAGTGACTTCAACTTGTCAATAATGTTCATCCTCTGTTCCTCTCTTTCTTAAAAGTTTTTGATCCGGTCAGCCCGGCACGATCGAGTTGTTATTTGATCCATAACTGGCAGTAACAAAAAAGCACGCCCAGAACCGGACGCGCCATTTGTGTCCTATAATTGTTCTAGGTCAGCGAACAGATCCCTTTTTCTGTCCGGTACTTTTCTTTTGTTACTATAATTCTAGCATGGCTTTTTACATGATTTGTACCAAAATAAAAGAAGGAGCATTATGCCCCTTCCTTACGTTTTTTCTGGTTCTGATAAGCCGTAGCACGACCATTTGCTTTTGCGGACTGTTCTCTCTTAAAGCCTGCCACCTTGAGCCGGTCAGCCTTGGTTGACAAGCCATTATCCTTGCAAAACTGCTTGTATCTCTGGTTTTGATTTCTTAATCGGTATGCAATGCGATCATATTGTGGCTGCAAGATTTCTCGGACATCTGTCTCCGCTATACCGTCCAACTCCAGTTGCTTTGCCAAGAGTTCTCGCTTGGTCTGTCGGATGGCTCGTTCCATAATCCTCTGCTTCTGCTGATTTTCATATACCGATTGACTTTCATGCACATCAAATTTAGGATTTCCGCTTTCGTCTATATATGGATTGTGCAAGGACTTATCCCATGGTCTATGTGAATGTCGGCAGTTATATCCATGCAAGCCCACCGGATCTACCACTCTGCCTTTTCCGGTTGTCACATCTATATCATATCCAGTAGACGCTAACAGATTGGGAGCATCCAGATCACTCCCAACGATCCTATATACTTTTCCCTGCCAGAAGTCGTGAGACTCCACACCTTCTGGATGTTTATCATTATGTCTCGCTCCCATATGCGCCGAAACAATAACATACTCTATGTCATTATCTGCTATATATTTATTGGTCACTGCTGCCGCCATCTGGTTCATAGAAGTAACGATACAACACCTTACCGCTGCTTCCAATGATTTCTTGGCTCCTGTCGGATAATCGATCATCACACCTCGCTTGGCATATCTATCCAAAACCTCGCAAACGGCACTGTTATAGGACTGCACACCGGATGCCACACGAAAGTCCACCTCATTCAATAAATCCAGCAGATCTTTCTGAGACTGCAGCATAGTTGTCCGAGTAAGGTTGTCAAGTTCTCCATAGGTCTTTTGCAACTCTGCTTCCATAGCCAGAATAACCGCATTATTTTGTAGTGGTGCCTGTACGGCTCCTAACCTCTGCAAAACTTTCTCATCATCAGAAAATGAAGTCATCGCGCTATCCTGTAACAAGCGCCTGACTTCACTCCTACTCTTTCCAGTGATCTGAGAAATGCGCTTGACAATCTCTGTGTTATGCAAGCCCATCTGTTGTAGTTTCCACAGTTCACGATCTGTCGTACCCGATACTTCCCCGGACTTCATCAGACGTGCAGCAATATCCCTTATGATCCAATCCTCCAGATCCTGATACATCTCTATTAACTTATCTGATTTTCCATAAAAGTAATCCGGTGTAAGCATCTATCCTTTTCCCATCTCTCTTCTAACAATGTTGGTCCATTCTTCCTTATGTGTCTCCTTGGCTGTCTCAAACCAATGATCTGCCGTACCAGGATAGCCATAATGAAGCGGTCGCCCGGCTGGATGTTTCGTCTCATACTTCTTTGCCCATGAACTTCCGTTTTCTGCCAGATACAACTCGCCCATATACTGATAATGTGCATAAGGGGTATTCCACGCAACAACACCACCGCCAAGACCTTTGGGATAGTATGCACTCTCCCGCAATGCTCCTACGTCCATTGGCACATACTCGTTGGTATCATTTAATACCTGCATATCCAGTTTCTTTTGCGCGTTCCGTAGGTTCTTATCCAGTCTATCGGTATCTAGTGTTATATGTACCGCGCCAACTACCTTATTTCGCTTCATCTCTACTCCTCGGCAAATAAGCCTTCCTGTGCCGCCCTTTCAGCATCACACTCCGCAAACATATCGTCTATCTCTTTATCACTCAATCCTTCATACTCTTTCAGATACCTCCGCTTGCTATAGACCCCTTGCAACATCAGTTGATATGCTCTGGTACGATCCTGCTCAAAGGATGCCAGCAAATCCTTGAAATAAAATACATTCTCATCCGGTACATCATCATCCAGAACATTGACATACCCATTCGGCATATCAAAGAATACATCGCAATATACATCCAGTGCATAGATCAGACTCTTGATCGCCTCTTGCAGATTTTTCCGAATATCATTGATGGTCTCTACCGTCTCACTGTCATCGCTCTCAATCTGTGTTGCCGTAATATTTCCGGTCTTGCGATCCAGAATAAATTGCCCCTGTGAAAAGCCCGCCTTGGTCGAAATCATGGATAAGATAGAATTGATGTCCTTAATACGTTCATCCGTGAGCATAGTAGGTACATGCTCCTGCACAGTGTTTTGAGCATCTATTCCGTTCTTCAATCCCTTAACGAAACGTGGCAATCCTATACGGTTTTTAACACCTGTTTTCGGATCTGTTCGCATCAGCGCATTATCATCTATAAAGGTCATGTGCTGCGAGTCATACCCCTCATCGCCTTTTCTCGTCCATGCCACATCCAGATCCTTTAACTCCTCGATACAGTTAGCAAACATGGACACCCCCTCGGGTGATGTGTAATCGATCGTGTTATTATATGGCATTTTGAAATAGCCAAACAAAGGCTCCTGCACATTTTCGATCACATAGTTTTCTTCGATATTTGCCCATTCTGGGACATCATCTAATTTGATTTTTCTTCCCAGCGCATCCTTTCTGTTCGACTTATATGCCTTGTTTTCCATCGCATATAATGTCTCTGGCTCTTCCTCTGATCCACTGGCAATAAAATGATGGTATTCTAACCGCGTATAATAATCGTCGCCTTTAATCAAACGGCTGATAAAGATAATACCGCGGATATCGCCATTGCTGTTCTTTTCCGTGATGATGTAATTACCAGGCAATATATAATCAATCGCTCCTGCCGGATTGTATGTGCCTGTCGGCTTAAAGATAATTCCACCCAGACCACAGGCATCTTCCACCTTATCACGCAGCGACTTGTCAACCATTGCCTGTATGCACTGGTTGATATAATCTGCCCGCTCGCTTCCATGGATATCCACCTTTAGATCAATCGTGGTCTTCTTTGCCGTGTAATAACACAGGAACTTTGCGAAGTTGATGGTACGGATATGTTCTCCTACCCAAAATGGTCGCCCTTGGATGATATTCTGCCATTGCTCCTGTGCAATCTCGACAAGTTCGGACGAGATAATGTTGACATCAAATTCACTTTTTACATCTGTCTTAAATAAATTCATGAAAAACTCCTTTACGCTTGCAAATATGTTCATCTTCCACCACCTACCTAAATATCATCCTCGTAATCGTCATACTCTTCCTCATCGTCTATCTCATCATCATAAAGCCCATTGTTGCGACGACTCTCCATAATCACACGGTTAAGTCCATAGATCAATGCCATCACACAGTCCTCACCGAGTGTTGGATATGCATCTGAGAAAGTCCCATCCGCCAACTGCTCATGCTCCAGCGTATTCAATTCATGCGCAAGGTGCGGGCATCGTTCCGGGTCTACTACAATCTTTGTCGTCTGCTGCAGCCATTCCCAGCAATAATCTCTACCCTTGCCAGACCCCCAGCGCTTCTTTGCACCAATCACATGAAAGCCCCAGTCCTGCATCTCTGCTATAGAGTCGGGTCTTGCAGAATCGGCAATGATCTCAAACGGCATGAATTTCTTTATCTTTCGGGCAAAGGTGCTATTCTTGCATTTCTTGGAATACCTCTCATCTACGCAGTACAATGTGTCTGTCTCATCATCGTAATATGAAACCTCAAAGGTCTGCGGATGCTCAAAGCCAAAGTCCAGACCATAATAGTAAAATGGCATATTGGCTATCTCTGTATCTGATATGGTCCTTTCTTCCACATTGTCAAAGATGCCGCCACCTGTTCCGGTAACCTCTCCGAGATAGTTATTCCTATAAAACAGAGGCTTTCTGACTTTAAAATCCTCCGCACGCTCAAAAAATCGTTCACCCAGCCACTTGACCGGAACATTGTAGTAATAACTGTGGCATATCCTGGTATGCGGCTTGGTCTTACATTCTTCCACATACTGGTTCATGAAGTTGTTTTTTGACTTCGGCGGGTTGAATATCTTAATATCCAGTGCCGGTGTGTCGGATCGTAGGAATGTATCTTCGATATTATCCATCTGCTCCACTCCTGCCATCTCGTCGCATTCCTCATGTATCAGCATTTTCACATAGCCAAAAGGAACATTGAAAGATTTTAGGGAGATTGGCTTGTCCGCCCCCACAAACATAACCATCTGTCCTGTCGGCTGATAAATGGCACACATCGGAGACTTCCTAAACTCCCAGTTCTCCAGATCATCATATCGGATCACTGTTTTCATAAACTGGTTATAGACGGAACTCCGTAGATCCGTCTTGTAGCGTCTGGTATATACCACATGTGCTTGATTGTCCTGTCTGATTGTCTCATATGCCAAATTGCTCCAAAAGTTCGACTTGATAGATCCTCGTCCCCCCTTAGATATGATTTCATGGACATCTATTTCACCTTCAAACGTTTCATGCACTGTGCGGTAAATATCCACAAAGTCAGATGTGATGTCTGTGATCGGGATCGTCCATTTTGCGCTCTTGGCACGTTCCTCTTTCTCTAATTCTCTTTCGTCTTTTTCCTCCTGCTTTTCTACAAGTGTAGTCACAGCATTAAAAGCCCGACTATCGCCACGCATTGCCGACTTGATCTGTCCTGCCATCATAGCCGCCGCCACTGTCACATCCTCATCCGCCATGCCGCTGCACATATTCTTTATCTGCTCTTTTGTATTTCCATTGATCTCTGCATTCAGCATCATTGTGGCAAGTTGAGACATTGTTTTCTTGGCTCTGCGGACTTCTGCTGATCTCTTGGCTCCCTTCTTGGAGTCCTCTTGGGTAAACTTATATTCGCACGGTCTTAAGTTCTGCTCATTTGCCACACATCTTCACATCCTTTCTGCAATAAAAAAAGATACCGCATCCTAATAAGGATATGGTATCTCTTAAGCAAATGTCCGGATTTCAACCGGAGCCTCCTCCATCAAGGCGTACTCACAGGCTATACTACTTATGCTTAAGGTAATTATACCATATCTTTTTTACTCTTTCCACCATAGCCTCCTCTTTTGTGGAAAGATTTGTTGCGCCTTTCTTCCCATCATTTTCCTTGTGATAATACCCATGATGCACATGTGGCTTCATCTTTGCATGACTATGATCTAAATCTATCTGCTTCGTTCTTTTGTTCTCAGTGTCATAGTATGTAATTCTTAAAATATCATTTCCACCGACTGTGACATATACCCGACCTCTTGTCCGTGTCTCAAATAGACTTTCTGGATGGTCCGTCTTGGCTTTTACAAATGTAATGTTTCCATCCCTTAATACTGTCTGATACTGACTGCCATATGGTTTACCCTTATCACTTATACCACTGCTTGCTCCTCTGCCTCCCATTAAGCATCATCCCTTGATCTCAATCTCTCCACCAATTTCCTTTACCTTGCTTGATGGATTCATAAAATATTCATATGGCATTTTCTTCTGTCCGCCTTTCTTCATAATAACGAAGCCACAGGCTTCTCCGCCAATGGTTTCCCCTGCTGTATTATCAAAGAAGAAATATGCATCCTGGTATTCCTGATAGCAATTACACTGCGGATCTATTTCCTTTGCCATCTTAATTGCATCCTCAACCATTACAATATCTTTTCTCATATCAATACCTCCGTTTTACTTTCTCCGCTTTCTTACCATTTTTGTTACATCTCCGTTAAGAGCCAAGTTATCAGATCTCATGATCTGCACATTACTTTTAACAACATGGTTAAATACTTTCTTAGGATCGTACCGGATACCAACCTGGGCATCATAGTAATGCAATTTACCATTGCGGTACTCCACATTAAATACATGTCCAGATGTCTTATTGTAGTTTACTCTTACAATACCACGAGATCCCTCTCCCCAGCCTTTCATCTTCTGGGTGATCTTCTCATTAACCTTTGCCGTTGTCCTCGCTCCTACTGATTCTAACTTAGCATTTTTAAAGGCTTTCGTCCAATTATTCCCTTTTGGGTACGGATCTCTCTTATATGTACTCTCTGCCTCTACCTTATATCCTCTTCGATTTAATTCATATGCAACAACACACCTCTGACAGTTTTCACTATAATCAGCATATTCGCTATTGATATTAGGATTTACCTTCTTGATTGCAACACCAGCCTGCACCGGCTTACCCTTTTCGCCTATCTGTCCTCTGATAGATGCCGTCGGCGGCACCTGTGGCGTGCCAGGTTGTCCATATTTTTTCTTAGAATTATCTCCGCCTCCACTTGGTCCATCATGAAGATCTCCGCTTGCTCCTCGTCCTCCCATTTACTTCTCCTAATCCGCTTATGCCTCACTTAGTCTTTCTGTATTATGATTGTTTATATACACAACATTGATATTGCCAAAATCATAACCAATATCACCGCCATATACGATGATGTTCTTTGGCTCTAATTGCCGGATCGCTTCATCCATTCCGGCAACCCAAATGTCTCTTGCATTATCGTCCTGCTTTACTCCAATCGTTGAAACGGATACCGTTCCGCCACGCTCTATGCCATCAAAAGCAAATGGATAGGTATTTTCCTTGCACCACTGGAGCGTCGGAATTACGGTAATTCCATAATCCTGCATGATCTGACCAACCATCTTGCTCCTATAGACATTCCACATCTGCATTGGGAGCGGCATTTCTGTATAGAGACTAAAGTCCGGAGTCAAGACACAATCAAACTGCTTTAGAATGTCCATGTAATCATACGGCGCGCTCCATATCCGCTCAAATTGGTAATCATCAATATAAAAATGTATACCCTTCTGAAAATCCTTAGATGTCTTAGCATAATTAAACCCCAACAGATCCTCCGGGATATGATCGCACTTTTTGATGACCGGCATCTGCCACTTATCCGTCAGCCGCCGCTGATCGACATCATAGAGATTGTATGCCTCAAAGGTTCTTTCGCGCTCATCTCCGTAATATGATGTATCGTCCTTATCGGTATCCTCCACATCATCAAGGAAATCTGGCACATCAAAACCAAAGTCTGACATGTCAATATCTAATATGTCATCTAATTCCTCTGCCAAAAGAGAAAAATCCCATTCAGAGGCTTCAGCCACTTTATTGTCAGCCAGTCGATACGCGCGGATCTGTTCCTCTGTTAGCGATGTAGCCAACACACAAGGCACAGACTTCAATTTCAACTTCTTTGCGGCTGCATATCTGGTATGACCGCATACAATCACATTGTCCTTGTCTAATACAAGTGGCTGCTGGAAACCAAATTGACGTATGGACTCTGCTACTTTTTCCACCGCCTTTGCATTGTTTCTTGGGTTCCTCTGATATGGTTTTATATTTGATAGATTGATATTCTCAACTTCCATAGCGTTCTCCTATAGTTATATTTTAAGGTATGTGGAAGATGTATTTGTACCAAATTTGGAGTTGAAAATAAGCACCCACACAAGGTGCTTATCCCCATTTCATCACATACTGACCATTCTTTTCTTCCTCGATCCGTCCAAGTCTCTGCTCTATAATTCGACAGGCGACTCTTTTTCTACGATAGAAGTTAGTCCTGCTGATCGGGAGGATGCCATGATGGGCTTCCAGCATATCGTATGATATTCCTGTCATAATAGACTCGGTCAATTCCGACGCTATGAACGGATCAACTCTCTGACATATGATATACACTTCGTTTTCTTCCAAAAGACACTCCTCCTTTCAGCATCAAAAGTAACCAATTAGTCTACGTCCTCTTTTCCTTCCCAGTCCATGCAACTATCGTTAAAATCCGTCCAGTCTGCCACATTCTCGCTTTCCGCATTGCAGCATACCCAGTCATCTGTTTCCTTGTCGTACTGATGGTATGCACACGTTCCACAACATTTATCCATTTACTCCACCTGCCTTTACAACCTCTATTATGTCCGATAACATCCCAGTGCAATTAAACTGTTCCATCTCGTCTGTCAGTTCTTCCAACTGCTTCACAACCTTGTCTGGGTCATAGGCGGTCGGATGCGCATCAATAACAGAGGAAATGCGCAAGAAATCTAAGCAATCCATGTCTTCGTTCTTTGAAATTGCTTCTTCTAAAGCCGTTTTTATTTTATCCGCATCAATCAATCTTCCCATCGTTCGCCCTCCTGTTCCATACTTCCCTTGCATTTTCCTGTGCGTCCATCTTGTTATCAAAATCTTCGATTTTTACATATGGACCAGCACTTCCGCATTTACCACATATAATCTTGTAACCCTTGCTTCCCATCTTTCTCGCGCCTACTCTGCGATCATGGCAACCACAGAACGGGCATGGTTTAAGTTCTTCACTCATTCTTCATCACTCCAATCAAATTCAATTTCTTCCGAACTGTCTACCCCTAACTGCTCGCACTTCGCTCTAGTAGATGTACCGCCGGAATGGTGCGTACACAAAAGGAACAATTCTTGTACAATGCGGAAGTATGACTTTTTAAAGCAAAATCTCTCTTCCTCGTCAAGTTTCTCGATTGCATCCTCTCCATGTTGCCATCTGTACCATTTTGCAAATTCATTAACCATTTCCTGCATAAGGCTGATACAGCATTCAAGAATGCGTTTTTCATCGTGGCTTTCCAATTCCTTGTTGGCACTGTTCTGCTTTTCCATAGCCGCCCGGCATTCTTCCGGTGTGCCGATTGCACGGTACTGTTGCACCTCTTCCAGTGCCTTGATTGCTGTATCATAAGCACTGTTCAAATCTTCTACCTTCTGCACAATATCACATTTCGCGCAATTTCGGTCACAATTACGATTTATGCACTGTTTTTCAATTTTCAAAAATGCTTTTGCTTCATTCTCCGTCATGGCTATCCTCCATTTCTGCCAGCTTGGCTTCGGCTTCCGCTCTGGTAAGAAATACCGACTTTCCAAATTCCATTACATCAATTTGACCAGATAAAGTTTTATCATTTGATTCATAATTGCAAAACAGTATAACTTCTCCATCTTCAAAACAATCCAAATGAAAGTCTTTAACTGTAAATTCGTCTATATCTTTTCCAAATCCTGCAAAATCAAGAAAAATTTTATCTCCCACCTTGCAAGGCAATTTGATAACTCTACCCTGCTCCTCTAAGTCCTCGTATTCTGCAAGTTTTCTAAGGGCTTCCTCTACTTGGTGTGAATCCATTTCATAAGGCTTTAGCCGTAGTTTTTCTCCTTTGAAATATGCCACTCCTTCTCCGTTCCTAATGGTCAATCTATCCATCTCTGTACCTCCATCTTTTAGTTTATCCATCACTTCTGGATAAATCTTCTTTAATGTATTCTTCCAACTGTTCTTCAAATTCGCCCAAGGATGTTAGTTCAACAATTTCCTCTCCATCTTCCAAAAATGATAGCAACTCTTCCTTTAATGTCTCTGCATCCAATTTCTCTAAAAATTCCATGTCAGTTCTCCTCTCTATCTTTTAGTTTTAATGCTTCTGGCCTCTCACACCGTTCAAATTCAATTACCCACACCCAGGGATTTGCATCCCATCCGTAGCGATCAAGGTCGGATTTCTTGATGATTGAATCCCACAGGTCATGAAACATCCCTTTTACAAACTCGTCTCCGATGTCTTTTAAAGGTTCTTCTTCAATTCCTTCTTTCACACACCCTTTTCCGTCGATATCTTGTAACCGCTCCACCCTTACCTCTGTTACCTTCAACCAGATCCTAGCAGCATCCTTCGGCATGTGTATTGAGGGGTGCCACTTTTCTCCTAAATATGCTCCTGCCTGTGGAAACGGACTGCTCCATGCTTTGTAAACATATCCGCCGGTCCATTCACTCCATGTCTCTCGGACATACAGAACATCTCCCGGCTGATACGGTGGCAGGCACAACTTGCTTATAATCTGTTTATCCTCTACCTCTGGATGTTCCTTATGATATGGGCTATTCAGCATTGCATCAACATTATGCTTTATCAATCGCCGAGTGCAGGTCTTTCTTCCGCCCAAAATGGCTCGTACCATTTCCGTGTTGAAAAGTATCGGTTTTACGCTCTTCTTCATTACTCCTCCGATCTTTCTTTTGCACTTTCAACAATCTTCCAAAATTCACTGGCTTTCATTTCTTGGAATGCTTCGGTATTGCTTAACTCCCAGTCGCGATCAATCTGATAACTGCCATAAACCACGCCATCCAGGTCAAACATTCTGGATCGAAATCGGTTCTGAAAGCCTTCAGAAGACTCTCCTATCATGTGCACCATTATCCAAGTTGGCTTGCTCGGTGTTTCCAGATTATTCTCCTTACAAATGGCTATCCATTCTTTTGCCATTTTAGAATTTGCTCTGAACAAACCATCTGTCCCCTTTTTAATCTGCGAACCAAATTTCTCGAGATCCGATTTAGTCGCCACAATTCCCAACTCTCTAGTAGATGGATAATACCCATCTGCTTCTATCCCATGCTTTTCTGCAAAATTTTTGAAGCATTCATTCATAGCCTGCAGCATCTCCTTGTATTTTTCATACTCACCGATTAGTCTCTGGTCCTTTACAACAAAAAATCTTTCCATCTTCTTACTCCTTTCTACTGTCCACTTCTCACCATACAAAACAACAACTCTATTGCTGATTTTGATCTATTCCTGCAATTACAAGGGATCATGTTTTCTAACTTCCACTGGATATCCTCTGAAATCGGTGTAGGGTCTTCAAACTCATCAACCTTATCTCGCAGGACTGGTACCGCCACATAAATTCCAAAGTTTCTTTTCGACTCTGGATTTGTTTGCATCAAATGTCGCATGAAATTTCCGTTATTAAGATCTGGCAAGATATCCTTATAACATTGCATAGTCGTAACTATATAATTTTTTTCACCGTAGAAATTCAAACCATTTCCACTAAAAACATCCTCTCTGCAACTCTTGATCTCGTAGCAAACAAATATCCCTTTTTCTAATCCACTGATCGAATATTGATTTTCTGGGATAAACTGCATGAAGTCCACTCTTCCACCTTTTCCAGTCGCCGTAAACGGATCTATACTGACTTCACTCGCCCAGTATTTTCCCATCCCACTAAACTTGCTCTGAATCAGTGTCCTTCCTAGCATTTTCGTTATGTCTTTTCTGTTCATCTCTTATGGCTCATCCTCCACTTCAATCTTCAAATACTTCATAGGACTTCTTTTCTCTCCCCGGTATGCTCTTTTATCTTCCGCTCCATATCCATGGCTGATCGTTGACGCAACCGTTGATCTGGACTTTCCGAGAACATCTGCCAACTTCTGGCAAGATGTTTCGACGGCTATCGGCAACTCATAATCATCATTTGTTACCGCCATAAATAATGTCATAGTCTCCCTCCTGTCCTCTGCTATGCAAATCGAAGTTGCCCACCTTCATCCGGTAGAATCTTCATGTTCGGTGTCCTTTTGCACTTGCATATCTCCGGCAAATTGGAATGTACTAATGCTGCTGGAATTGGTGGACATACTGCGTTCCCACATCTTCGGACCTGTTCACTTCTTGGATATGTTTTTCCGGTGTAGTCATGATCAATGATGTAATCATCTGGAAATCCTTGGCAGCCATACAACTCTCTTGGTTCCAACATTCTCAGCCCAATATCCACAATCTGATAGTCCACACCATTGATCGTCACCAAGCCAAACCTATCCTGTGCCGTCACTGTATCCAACGGAGCCTTTATGTCTTGTCCTGTTCCCTGCCCATAATATTTAATTAAAAATGCTCTTACTTCTCCGAAATGTCCGTCACCGGCAGTAATGGTCGGAATAGGGTCACGCATATCTCTTCCATCACAATGATTATTCATTTGGATGAGATTTGCAGTAACTACGCTGTTATGATCCCAGGCAGTTACTGTTGGCAATGGATTTTTCATATCTTCTCCTGCACCTGTATAACCTCCGTCGTAATATTTGTGCAAAAAAGATGTGACCAGTCCGTACCGATTTGATCCATCTACTGTCATAATCGGATCTTTAATCGTCTGCCCCCGGACTTCTCCCTGCGCTGTCTCGGAATGATACTGGATCAACGTGGGACTGATAAGGCAATGCTCATTCTTACTCACAATGGTTGTAAGCGGTTCTCGAACATCCTTGCTTCTATCTTCTGAAAAACCAGTCTGACCAATCTGCACCACATATGGCTCCACAATCCCATACCCATGCTTTCCGGTTATGGTCGGCATCGGTTCCCGAATATCGTTCGGTCTCCGTTCGCCACCATGATTACATTGGATAATAAACGGTTCCGGATTGTTTAATACAAATTTTTTCAAGCCCCTTGCTATCCGCTCCATCGTCTTCGGAGCCAGTGGACGCACCGCCCGGATGCCGTACTTCTCCTTGATTTCTTCCGATGTTTCAAAGATACTTGGGCATGGACGACTAAAATCAATCTGGGTGTACGCTCCCACATATGGCTTGCGTAGCCCATTTTTAACCTCTTCACTGTCTGCCGGTCCATGTGTGGGCTCCGGCCATACAATCGGCTTGCCGTCACATCTGGCAATCATAAAAAACCTTTTGCGCATAGTCGGTGCGCCGTAATCCGCTGCCACAAGTTCGCGAAACTCTACTTGATACCCAAGATCTTGTAACTGGCTTACAAATTTCTTAAATGTAACGCCCTGCTTTGCCTTGATAGGTCTATGTGACCGATTCAGAGGTCCCCACGTTTTAAATTCCTCCACATTCTCCAACATAATTACCCGCGGTCTGACAAGCCCCGCCCACCGACAGGCTACCCATGCAAGACCTCTAATGTTTTTATCTTTAGGTTTTCCACCTTTTGCCTTACTGAAATGCTTGCAATCCGGCGAAAACCAGGCAAGCGCTACAGGATGTCCTTTACATGCTTTAACCGGATCTACCGCCCAGACATTTTCACAATAGTGTCTGGTATATGGATGATTTGCCTTATGCATCTTGATAGCCTCTGGATCATGGTTAATGGCTATGTCTACGCTATAGCCGGTAGCCAGTTCTATCCCGGTAGAAGCACCGCCACCGCCGGCAAAGTTGTCTACGATCAATTCTCCATCAATCATCTCCCACCTCACATTGCTTCCGGAAACAGATCAAACAGAGTCGGCATATCTACCTCACTCTCTGCTGCTTCCAGATACCCAACACCATCTCTAAAGTAATCCGGGTTAAGTTCACACCCTTTGCCATAGCGATGCATCTTGACCGCCGTCATCGGTACAGTCATCAGTCCGCCGAACGGATCATAGACCACATCCCCCTCATTGCTATAGCGGTTGATGATACGCTCCACAATATCCAACTGCAAAGGACATACATGCATCTGGGCACGTCTGCGGCTCTGTGTAGTGTTCAACGTCCGCATCCTGTTGATGTCATCCCATACTTCCAACTGGTTCCATGATCCTGGTGCCACTACCATAAAGGTTGCCGGCAGTCTGTCCTCGGTATCTAACTTCTTGGCAAGTGCAACGTGTTCGTCGTAGTTATATACCGTGTCCCTGCTATATTCCCGGTAGACCGCCTGCAAGGTATCAACCGATGCGTTCTGCAAATCTTCTTTGCTGATAAGGCAGTCACCGGAACTTCTCCAGTATGCGTGAGCGTCAATCTGCCACTGCGCTCTTGTATAGTCCTCTTTGCTTTTCTTGACCGGTGTATCTACATATGCCGTGGATCTATCTGTTGGAAGTTTGCGGAATAACAGGATATACTCCGGGCACCCGACTCCCATCTTAGATCCGTCCTTACACTGCTCCGACCAGCCTAAGCGGTAGGTCTGATTGTTCTCCCTTACCACATCCGTCACTACTGTAATCATGCCGAAATACTGAAATCCATGCTTCATATAGTGCTCGATGCATACCGCATGAAACGGCTCGATCGTCGGCATCCCTGTCCCGGTCGCATTGCCAAACAGCACTCTGTCTTTGACATGAATGGCTGCAACTCTTCCCGGCTTTAATACCCGGAGCAGTTCCGGTGTCAGATAGTCCATCTGCTCAAAAAACCTGTCTGTGTTCTGGTTGTGCCCGAAGTCGTTGTAATTTGCCGAATACTCATAATGATTTCCAAATGGTATCGACGTATGGATCAGATCCACACTGTTATCTTCCATGGCGCGTGTCTCTTCCACACAATCTCCATACACCGCCGTATAATGTGCTCCCTGCACTGTCCTTTCTTTTCTTGTACCTTCCACTCCCATCTTCCTTTCCAGCCTCTCTGCCTTATTTGCTGCATTTAGTCCATATTTCTTCACAATGGCAATCATCTTATCCACCATGTGATTATGATTTTTCCATTTCTCCATCAGCGCATCCTTGATGGCTTTCTCGTTCTCCATGTAAATGATGTCGATCACTACGGTATCCTGTTGCAGAAAACGATAGCACCGATGCACTGCCTGGATAAAATCGTTAAATTCATAATCGATCCCCAGAAAGATCTCCCGGTGGCAATGCCTCTGAAAGTTACATCCAGATCCGGACAAGGACTTTTTGGTTGCAAACAGTCTCATCCTGCCCTCGGAGAAATCGATCACCCGTTTTTCCCTAAGGTCATAGTCCATTGATCCGTAAATATCTACCACGTCCGGCATGGCTTTCTTGATCGCGTGCCGCTCTGCTTCCAGATCATGCCACAACAGGAAGTTGTCTTCCGGTGATGCATCCACGATCTCTTTCATCTTCTCCACACGCTTGTCAATACTCTCACGCTTTACCTGTGCCGCCTCTTTCAGACCTTCCGCAGCCTCTTGGAAAAGTTGCATCTGACCATCTTTTTCCATGGCATCGCCGTAATGGATTGGGATCTCATGCCAACGGACTTCCAATGGTGGCAGATCATAGCCCTCATCCGAATATTCGGGGTTCAGATCCGATGGCTTTGTGATAAACAATGCCCATGATGAAATCCATAGCCAAAACTCATCTTCCATGTTTGGGTATAAGGTCAAATGGTTTGCCTTGGTACTGTCTCTTTGGAAGAACCGGGTCAATGCCTGTCCGGTATCCATGACTTCCAGATAGCCGGCATAATGGATCAGTTCCTTGTACTTGTTCGGGCTTGGTGTAGCCGTTGCCACCAACTTATACGGCACATTCTTAAACTTATCCAGAAACGTCTGATAGGTCTTACTGCCAAAAGACCGCAATACGCTGGCTTCATCCAGTGACGTTGCCACGAAATATGACGGATCTATATCACCGTCTCGCACACGCTCATAATTTGTCAGCACGATCTGGCTATCACATGCCTTGACCTCATCCATTGTCCTGCAATAGATCGGTCGCTCATACCCAAGGATCTCTACTGCATCCCGGGTAAACTCCTGCTTTACTCCAAGCGGTAACACGATCAAAGCACGTCCCTTTTCATGCTCCGCTGCCAAATGGCAAAACTCCAATTCCTGCACCGTCTTTCCAAGTCCAAAAGACTCAAACAATGCTCTCCTGCCACCTTTTAATGCCCACATAACAGCATCTCTCTGATGTGGCTTTAATATTTTATTTACTTTTTCTGGCTCTATAACAAATCCACTGTCTGTTGCAAGTTCTATCTTCGATTCTAAAAACTCCTGATATGTCATACACTCCTACTTTCTCAACAATGCCTGTTCCAGATCGTCATAATACGCATCATCATGTTCCCGCTCATCAAAGTTGCGGAAACGGTTCTTTGAACCACTAACAGGCTTATCTCTTTCTCTCAGCGCCTTACGATGCCATCCCCGGACCAGTCCCTGCCAATCGCGGATTGGCTCATCCCCTTTCATCCAATCCGGTGCATATGTCTTAAAAAATTCTTCTGGATTAACAACAAGGTTATTTTCTTTGCAATAACTCTTGACATCCTCAAGAGTTGGTGGTATCACGCGCGCGCCTGCGCCCGGCGCTAATATATATATATTCTTTTCTTTCTTTCCCTTCTTGTGTTGTGCTGGGTTAGTTGCTGGGTTAATTGCTGGATTTGGTGCTTGCTTAGTTGCTGGGTTAGTTGCTGGGTCACTTTCACCACAATCTTGATAAACGCTGTAATTTAGCACCTTTACAATGGTTTTCCTGTTGCTGGTTGTGTAGTCTATCATGTTGTCGGCTTTTAACAGATCAAGATATCTCTTTACTGTTTCTCGGTTCACATTCCATCTCTCTGCTAGTTTTACTTGGCTGGTCACAAATGAACCTCTTTCCAGTACAACAATTTCATTTCCACAACGAATGCGTTTATCTTCATATCCTGCAAGCATTATCAAATCTATCCACCATTTCAGATATTTGGGTTCTTCCCATATCCAACTCTTACGGATGCCTCTGCTTATCTTTATCCAATTACCACTCACTAGATCTCCTTAATCCGTATATGATGCATATAGAGCATCAACTTACGCTTAATGATATATTCCTTGGTTCTAAACCCTTTTGTGTCCTCCACGACCACCTCGCCGTTCTGGTAATAGACAAAATCAGCAATATATGTGCATTCTCTTTCCAGCACTTTTCCGGGCTTGTTTTTGCCCTTATTTTCGCCCCTGGTATAGATCTCATCACACCACTCACGCTGCGCCGGAATAAGCACGTATCTGACCTGTCTACGCAGTCCAGAGATTGCTCCTGCCTTTTGTAACAAAAGCAGTTCTTCATATCGGCTGGCTTCCTTCTTAGAATCAAAAACCATACCATCTACTTCAATTTTCCTGTTGTTATATTTTCTGTATCTTCTCATCGTATCTCCTAGTTAAAAGGCAACTCTTCCTCGATGTTATCCGGGATATTCATAAAGCCTCCCTCGTCCGGCACATCACCGATTGGCGGTTCCTGTCTTGCTCCGTTCTGTGCACTCTTACTTTCTGCAAACTCAATGGAGTGTGCCAAAATCTGATCCTGGTAGACCATCTGTCCGTCTTTCCCGGTGTAATTATTGTTTCTGATCTCACCTTCCAGTAAGATCTTGGTTCCCTTTTTCAGATACCTCTCTGCAAATTCTCCCTGCTTGCCAAGGGCAGTGATGCGAAAGAAGTCTGCATCTGGATCTCCATCCCTCTTAAATCTCCGATCCACGGCAATTCTAAAATTTGCCACTGCGGTGTCATTATTGGCACCGCCATATCTTACTTCCGGATCAGCACACAGCCGCCCCATCATAATCAGTTTGTTCATGCTCTACCTCCTACAAATAGTTCTTTCCGAACTCAGCCATGAACTTCTCATGACCATATACTTTTTCAAATTCCTGCTGCGCCATTTGCTTTATCCTCCGATCCAGCGACGGATTGAAATGTACGCCATTATTTCCGGTATGACAGTTGTAACAAAGCCACAACTTCATGCCCCATTTTTCCGATTTTGCCCGGTTAGCCGTTCCGTAAAACACATGATGGCAAGCCAGATCGTGCGTCGAACGGCATACCCAGCATTCCTTTTTATCCTGTAATATGCTTTTCATGCTTTGCCTCTTTCTTCTGCAACTGCTCCATCATCCGATCAAGTTCTTCCGGCGGCAAGGTTTCTATCCCCTGTTCCTTAGCCTCTGCGACCGAACCATCGATCAATATGCTCATTTCCCTAGAGTCATAAGTGTGACTGCCGCGGTAGACCTTATAGAAGAAAACTTCCTTTCCGTGTTCTTCCGCAGCCTTAACACAGATCGTGTGTAAGGTTTCAAGTTCATTCATATATTCAACCGGAGCATTTGTCTTATAGATCATAGGCTCGCCGTCTATCATCTCCACCTGTCCGTATCGAGTAATCAATATGTTCTTGCAATATGCCTTGGATATCCGCCGCACATCTGCGATTTTTCCGACCAGTACATGAAAATATGCGTTTGCATCCAGACTTCTCTTACTGGTCCATTTCGTGATCTTGATCTTCAACTTTTCGATTGCTTTCAGATGGTCTATCTGGCTCTCCACCACCGACGGCTCGTTGATCTCAAGGGTCAGCAGGAACTTCCCTGTGACCCAATCCTTCGACAATGAAACAATCTTTCCGCTTACATCCATCAACTAGCCTCTTTTTCCTTGGATTTCTTGTACCAGTATTCCACCTGCTCAATGATCTTGTCTGCCATTTTGGCGGTAATTTCACTGGTACTATTGAAATGGTACATATCCTTCAACTTGTTCCAAATATCAGCCTCCTGCACATTCTCACACATATCAGCGTAGGCACTGACAAACTCATTCATCTTATGCAACTGATCTGTGGTTGCTGGAACAAACGACGGCTCCTGTTGTAAAGGCTTGATTGGATCTGGTGTATCGGCATCCGGATCTTGCATTTCTTCTGTCGGGATGCAGAATACCTGAAAGCAGGCATACTTAAATGCAATGGACATTGCCTTATTTGTCGCCTTATCTCCACTATCCATACCCTCTCCGATTGTTGTTGCCTTAATGAAAGAGCCATCTTCCGCATAGAAGGTAAAACAGATTTTACAGATGGAGTAAAACAGAGTGCCGCCTTTATTTGTCTGTCTCTCAGTTCTCTGCTGTTCCAATACTTCCGGAACTACAAACACATGATTCTTTACCAGAGCGGGATTAATTGCATTCATAACGGCATCAATACCGCGGTACATAAAGCCTTGTGTCTTGTTTTTATCGTTCTTTCCAACTGCTCCTATATCTTCCATACACTTAGATATGGCTTCATAAATATTCATCTTCTTTGCGGTCTCTGCCATTACTGCACCCTCCTATACTCGATACCATACTCACGCATAGCGGACTCTAACTGTGCGATTTGGAACGCATCCGCTTTGATCTCATACCTGGCATTAAAAGTTGTGTCTCCTGGATAGACATTATCAACACTTGCCGCTTTTACCTCTTGTGCTGATGTAATATCAGCAACCACATGATTTTCAACTTTCTCCAATACTTCCTGTGCCTTACGTTCTTCCATCTCGGCTTTACGCTTGGCATCTTCTTCCTTCCGGCGCAGAATTTCTTCTTTCTGTTTCTGATACTGGTTCATTGTAGAAATGGCATCTGCCAGTTCCAATGATCTTGCATATGCCGCAATGCCTTTATCTTCAAATTCAGATTCCATGCTCCGGATCATTGCCAGGTCCTTTTCTGTATGTTCCACACGCTCCATAATCTCCTCATTGATCGCTTTCATGGAGGTTGTAGCATTCTCCCACTTGCTGTTGTAAATGCGTGAAAGCGGCAAATACTCTTTTACGTCTTCATGCTCCTGCATAATGCCATCATAGGTATCTGTAATAAGAGCCTTGCGTTCCTCAATGCGCTTCTGCTCAAACTCCTTGATCTGACCGTCGATATAATCGATAGGTTCATCAATAAGGCTCATCAGTTCCTTTGCCTGCGTCTCAAAATCCTCGTAAGGAGCCATATAACGCTTTTTGACTTCAATCTTTCTTGCATTGACCTCCTTCTTTAACTTGCGAAGATCTGCTACCGTTGCCTTTGCTTCTTTCTTGGTTTCCTCCGTAAAGACCATATGCTTGTACTCTTCCAGTCCAGCCGCAATATGCTTCTTAATAACTTCGATATTTGTTACGATACTTCCATTTTCTGTTGATACTAATAACTCAATTTCCTGCATTTCAATACCTCTACTTTCATTGTCATTTGCCCGAACTGATCGCTCTCTATCAGTTCAGCCAACAGATCTTCTTTCTTCTGTTTCTGATCCCGACACTCGCATTTCTCGCTGGGATCAAGATTGCACCCACAATAAGGGCATTCCCTAAAAAACATGATCGCCACCTACTTTACATAGCCATCTTTGGTCATCCGATGTCTCATTTCATTGACTATCTCTTGGATGGATGCTTTGCCCTCCTTGTCGATATACGCACTCATAGTCTCCATCTGTGCATCCTTCTTGTACTCGCCGTCGCAGATGGTTGTAAACACACTCGCCGCGCCATCCGCACAGCAGCATATGTTGATGGCGATATCTCCCTGCTCACTGGCATCCATGGCAAGGTCTAAGATCCTGTGTAGTTTGTATCTCGTCTTTTCATTCATTGCTTGTCCTCTCTAAAAAATCCTTTCTAATGTCTTTCCATGCCTCAGTTTCACACTCCCAGCAAAACCATCGGTCGTTGAAACTGATCGCTTTATCCTCCCAGATCACACCGCCACATATCGCGCAGTGTGGTCTGCTGTCCTCCGATCGGTCATTGATTCGATCGTGTGCTTCCTGCATCTGATATGGCTCTTGCATCTGTTTACTTCCTCCGTTATAATGAAATTGGTTTATTTGAAAGTTGCACTGCTTTGTCAGTGCTTCTTTTATTTTGGGGAAGGATCATACTCTGCATCTGCCATCTCCCTTTCTACGTGTCGCAGAACCTCTATGTCTCGCGCCTGCTCCACTTGCATATCTTCCATGACTGCAATGCCCTGTCCGATATTCCGTTTTATGTTCGGGACCATATCTTTGGATAGGCACACGATCCAGATAACACCCCAGAAAATCACCGCGAACGCTATCGCTAACATCAGATCCTCGAACCATCCTTTACGCACTTTTCTGTTTCACTCCCTTCTTCAACCGATACTCCGTGAACTTACTTTTTTGTCCGTATCGGTTCACTTCTTCTCTGGTGATCCGCTCAAACTCATATCCACTTTCTTTCAGATCATGGATACGGCTTGCCAGCCGGTACACTCCTAATTTTTCCATTGCCTCTTTTGAGGTAATGCCTACGTGACTATCCAGATAGTCCACGATCCGCTCACACTGCGTCATCTTCCACCTCCTACCATTTCATTTTCATAATGTTGGCAATGTCTTCTGGTTTCGCATCTGTCAGATAAAACACTGCCATCGCGGTATCTACCGTAACCTTATGATCTCGAAATTGTTGATTAACCGCCTGTGGGGTTATCCCCATAAACTCTGCAACCTGCGTGTGACTTAACTTTTTACGAAAAAGCAATACATCACATTCCTCAGACATTCTTCTGCGTTGCCGTAAAAACTTCTGTTGCGGTGTCAATGCGACTGCCGGCATCTACTTACCTCCTCCTTTCTCTTATTGTATGTGAATTTAATTCACTTCATAAGGTAAAAAAATATCATCCCTTTCCTTTCGGGTAAGACGAAGGGTCTTTGTCAATGCTGATATTTCCGAAGCATAAAAGTTCCCATTGTTCATCCGGTTATACAGCGTTTCCCTGCAAATACCAGATTTATCAGCGATTGCCGTTACTGTCATGCCAGACTCTTTCATTTTCTTTCTTAAAAGTTCTACGTTAGCCACTTTTTTCTCACACTCCTTTCCGTGAACTAAATTCACTATACCATCGGTGTGAATTTATGTCAACACTTTTAAATAAAAATGTTGAATTTATTTACACATCGTGCTATTATAAACTCACAAACATATTAGGAAGGAGTTCTGCTATGTTACCACTATATAGAAACATCAAACTTCGACGAAATGATTTGAAAATGTCACAGGATACTTTAGCAGAATTGACTGGATATAAAGACAGATCTTCTATTGCCAAAATAGAAAAAGGAGATGTCGATTTATCAGAGTCTAAGATTAGAGAATTTGCCAAGGCTCTTCAAATATCCCCTCAAGAACTCATGGGATGGGAAGAAGTAGATGACCAGCCTCAAACAATAGCCGCACATTTCGACGGTAATGAATATACCGAAGAAGAATTAGATGAAATCAAGGCTTTTGCTGAGTTTGTGAAATCTAAAAGAAAGTAGTCCCATTATTGGGATATACATATTGATATACTGCTTGCAGGAGGTATTGTTATGAACGTATATGAAGAATTACAGGACATCGCCTGCAATGATGGTATAGAAGTCGTAGATGACTATCCTTTTAATAGTGATCGCATAGATGGTCTTTACTGTGATAATGCGATCGCTATCGCAAGTCATTTGAAGAATAGTTCCGAGAAAGCATGTGTACTTGCCGAAGAACTCGGACACCATTACACTGCCGTTGGAAACATCATAGATCAATCCAACGACGAAAACAGAAAACAAGAAATTCGTGGCAGAATAATCGCATACAATCAGTTAGTCGGTCTCACCGGACTAATTGACGCATACAAGAACCACTGCCAGAATGCTCATGAGGTTGCAGAATACCTTGGAGTGACTGACGAATTTCTGCTTGATACATTAGAATACTATAAATCCAAATATGGTTGCTGCACAAAGGTACAAAATCATATAATATTCTTTGAGCCGACCATTGCTATAATGGAAGTTTTATAACCATAAGACAGGTATAACTATGTTTTTTGATAAAATACTTGATGCTATGAATTTAGAGCAAATTGAAGCCAACCGTCTCAGCAAATTTCCGGTTGACGAACTTGATGCCGAAATCATAGTAGATCCAGCAATCGAAATAGAGCAAAATGCTGACGCAACACCAGCGGAAGAACAATTACCAATGGTTGAACCCCAACCAATAGTTGCATTAGAACCCGAGATTACAATAGAGCCAGAAACTGAAGATGTACAAGAAGTCGATACAACTTCTAAGCCCGAGACCACAACCAAGGATGATACAGTGCCAACGGTTAAATTAGATCCGGCAAATGACACTCCTGCTCCCTTTATTTCAGATAGAGTTTTTATTAGGGGGCTTAACAAGCGCTTTATCAGTGTGACAAGAGAAATCATTAACACCGGAAAAGTAATTCCAATCGCTCTAATGCGAGAATTTCATATAGACCATGCAAATTTACAGCAAATTCTTTCAGAGGCTCAAACAGCACAGTTACTAGATGAGAATAACAATATCCTATGTTCAAAAGATTTCTATGAACAATTTATAGAACATTATGAACCTTCTCTATATAAATGTAAGCACTGCACCTTTGATAAAGAAATGCTCATTTGCATAGGTGAAATAACATTGGAAAAAGGTGCCGACGATTTATACGAAGAATTTGATGCCGATACCTTACTTGATTATCTTGAAATTCTGGAACAAATGCATATCATAAAATACGACCCTATAGATAATCAATACACATCTCTTGTATCGGTCGATGACTTTCGCCAGAAATGCTTATACATTCCAGATACATACTGTAGACAGTCCTCACAAGCAACTGTTGCAAATCTTGATAAAATGGAAGGACACAAATTTGAACATTATTGTGCTGACCTACTAAGAGATAATAGTTTTTTAGATGTTGAGGTAACCCAGGGATCTGGCGATCACGGCGTTGATATCCTAGCCAGAAAAGATGATATAACTTACGCTATACAATGTAAATGCTACTCTTCAAATAGCGTCGGTAATGACGCTGTTCAACAAGCAAGCGCTGGTAAACAACTCTATCATAAAGACATAGCCGTGGTTCTAACTAATCAATATTTTACACCACAAGCCAAGGATGAAGCAACTAACCTTGGTGTAAAACTCTGGGATAGAAATAAACTCCGACAGTTTATTGAACATTCCAACACAAAGAAAAAATAAAAAGTCCCCGGTGCTACCAACACCGAGGACAAGCCTTTGAATGATACAAAAGCCCTACACAAGCATATTGTATCATTCGGGGCAGCCATTCGCAAGTGGAACAGACGTTCCTTGCTGGCTGTTATTTTTATACTTATTTTTAGGAGGTACAATATGAACATTGAGAAACTACCATCCGGTTCTTATCGTGTCAGAAAACGCATAAATGGTAAGTCCTATTCCTTTGTATATTCATCCAAACCCACAAAATCACAAATTGAAAACGACATAGCCCAAAAGATCATCAGTCCTACCACACTGCGATCTATGACCTTTAACGATGCTGCTGAACAGTTTTTTAGAGACAAGAGCAATGTTCTTAGCCCATCTACTATTAGAGGCTATAGAAACAATTTGAATGGTCTGTCAGATATATTTAAAAGCACCAAATTAGACGAAATAACCAATGCTGACATACAACGTGAAATAAATAAACTTGCCGGACATTTATCTCCCAAGACCTGCAAAAACTATAGCGGTTTTATATCGTCCATATTTTCACTTTACAGACCCGATTTTCATTTATCGATAAAACTACCACTTATTGTAAAAAATGATCCTTATGTGCCTACCAGCGATGATGTACGCCTACTTCTATCTCAAGCCAAAGGCACCCCGTATGAACTGCCCATTCTTTTAGGCTGTCTGGGGATGCGTCGATCAGAGATATGCGCCCTTGATAATTCCTGTCTTGATGGCAATCTTTTACATATTCGCAAGACGATGGTGCAAAATGAAAACAATGCCTGGATCATCAAAGATTATCCCAAGACATCTGCCAGTGCCAGAGACATATATCTTCCTCAAGAAGTTATGGACCTCATCCACAAAAACGGATTTTACACCGGACATCCCCACACAATATCCGACTGGATGAACCGATGTCAGGATACCTTAGGTATAAAACATTTTTCTCTTCACAAATTAAGACATTACTTTGCCAGTGAATCTCACGCTAAAGGGATTGCAGATGCAGATATACAGGCATATGGTGGTTGGGAAACGGATCATGTCATGAAAAGAGTCTATCGTCATGCTACAAACTCTAGCAAGAATGTTTCAGATATTATGTCATCTGAATTATTTGACTCGTGATTCCCATGACAACAGTATTCCTCACTTTCCCTATGAAAGCCATGTTTTCTATGGCTTTTCCGTGACAAATCCATGACAAATTTTGTTTGAAAACACCCCTTTTTCAGTACAAATCTACCTTTAAATTTCATCAACAAAAAACCGCTGCAAGCCTTGTCCTTACCGGCTTTGCAACGGTTTTCACGTTTTCCTATGAATGAGACACGGGGGATTCGAACCCCCGACAACCTGATTAAAAGTCAGGTGCTCTACCAACTGAGCTAGTATCCCATATTATAAATGATAGCTGGGCTAGCAGGATTCGAACCTGCGAATGCTGGAATCAAAATCCAGTGCCTTACCGCTTGGCGATAGCCCAACAA